TCCGTTTTAGAGCTTGTGAGTTGTTATTACGTTTTGTTGTTTGAATCTCTGTTTTGTTACTCTGATTTCCTTCACGTTTGCACCTTACACTCTCTACCGATAAACATTATCATCTTTTATTTTGAATTTTATTTGAAAAATTTTTATATTTTCAATGTCAATCACTACTCCTGTAGTGATTCGCTTTGGGAGTTTTGACTCCCCTGCTGCGGCACAGATTGCCGATACTAAGGAGGAGGAAACTCCTCTCTCTCGCCTTGCAGCTTTAAATCGCAAGGCTCAAATTGCTGCTCGTTCAAGAGTAGCAGCTGCTGCGGCACAGTATGCCGAAGAGCAGGAGACACTAGTTCTCACTGCTCAATCCATGAGGGATGCTCTCCCTTTATGGATGAGGGGTCTTGTTGCCCCCGCTCCCAAATCCAAACGCGCTCTCAACGCGAGGCGCGCCGTAAGGCGTGGGAAGCCTCTGAGGAGGCTGCCTGGGTTCGTGACTACGGTCGTGAACCCACTTCCCCTCTCTCTGTTTGGGAGGGCACTCCTGAGCTCCTTGCTATGGAGCATGCTTACCTTGCCAAGCAAGGTGATAAGCGCATCTGCGCTCATTTGCGCAGACAGGCTCTGCGGGCTGCCTACAAAGCCCGATGTCAAAAGAGGGCCTTTAAGGTCTTCCAGGAAGAATGTGAATTCTTCCGTCTCCCTGTCCACATTGTGGACAAAATCCAAATCCCAGGGCAGGCTAGCCCCGTGCCAGAGAGCGTATCTCTGGGTGGCGGTGTTAAAACCGCTACTTCTAAGCGCCAAGTGAAAACTCGGCGCTCTTTCTCTTCTTTCCTCCCAAAGGAGGAATTTTCCTTTGTGTTGGGCCCTTGCCCAACATCTTCCCCTGAGGTTACTCCAACCTCAACCCCTTCAACCACCCCCCCTTCTTCTCCACGGGCATCTTCGCCCAGAACCCCCTTGCCTCAGGTTAAAGAGGTGACCACACAGGGTATTACTCTGTGTTCTCATGGGCCTGCTTGTCAGGAACATTTTTGTTTTGGTTTTCTAGATCTCAAAGATGAGTTTCATGCTTCCACTTATTTAAAGTGGATGCTTGGAACCCAACTACCTGGGTCTATTTTTTGTTTTGACCTCCAAGTTTCTAGTTATCTAGAGCACTGTACAGATACAATGGAGGCTATTGATCTGTGGTGGCATGTTATGGATCGTTATGTGCGTAATTACAGAGCTACCAAATATGTCACTAAAGACAATTACTTAACAAAGGCTAGCATTGCTATTGATACTGCTCCTAAAGAGTTTATCAATAAGTGTAAATTGTTGACCAAGCGTGCGAAGCATCGAAATTTGTCAAAGAAAGAATCTTATCTTCTTAAAAGAAATGAAAGAGATTCTAAATATTGGGATGCTTTTATAGCCTTACGTACTAATACTAAAGAAGGTCAAGGACCTATAGATTGGGTGAAGGCTGGTTATCGTAAATGTAAAGAATACTATGATAACACCTTCTCCAAATTTGTAAATCAAATTATGCAATCCCTTAATCCTCTAACTATGATCCTAGGACCGTTTAAGTCTGCTTTTTGGGAATGCGTTTCAAATCTCAAAGATAAATGTGTTGGTATGATAAACGATCATTGGCTTGCTTTTGCAGCAGGTTCAACACTTGTTTTGACCCTCATATTTCTTTTTGCGATGATTTGCATTTGTAAAGTTTTTGTATATTTACTATCTACTCTAGGTATAGTTGGGTGTACAGTTACTTTTCTTGTAACTTCTTTAATAGTTATTTTCTTTTTATTTAATGGTTTTCTCGAACAAGCTGCAGATATTCAACTTTGTGAGCTTGTTGGAGCTGATTTTTTAAATTTTTTGAACCAAAATCAAAACATCGCTCCTATTGCTGCCACAATGGCTGATATTAAAGAGGAAGCTCTCAGAGGGCAAGGGTTGCAATGGTGTTTTACAGCTTTGTATAAATTAATTTCTAGATTAATTCCTGGTGGAGCTAAGGAAGCTGCCATCATGTTTAATAGCGTAGGTAATATCAGTCGAAGCGCAAGTCATGCCAAGGATTTCTTTGTAAATATGAAGGAAATGACTACTTCTTGGATTGACGCCCTCTCTGATGCCCTGGCTCTTCTAGGAGATGACTCTGTGACTGCTATGCACACATTAAAGCATCTCTGTGAGAATGATTTCTTGGAATGGGCTAAGAGAGTTGAGCGCTATGCAGGTGATACATATGATTCTATGATTTTGAATCCTGCAGATCGACTTAGGATAATTAGGGAATTAGTTGACCAACAAGTGGGCTTTCAAAAAGCCTTCTTTAACCCCAGAATAGCTTCAAAGGCACCTAGATTGATGCTCACTGAATTTCAGCGCTTATCAACTATGTTGAGAGATTGCCACAGTGCACTTTCTCGAGCTGCCCTCTTTGATATGCAAAGAGTTCCTCCCTTTTGGATACATTTGTATTCAGAGAATGGCGGCACAGGAAAGTCCATGGCAATGATGCCTTTGGGTAATTATTTGTTAGATTCTATTGAGGAACCTAAGACCCATAGATTCGTTACTAGGAATGTAGCCTCTCGATTTTTGAATGGCTACCTTCACCAACCTTGTTTCCTCATGGACGAGTTTGGTGCAGCTCCTAAGACGGACTATATGGACGAAGTCACTATGTTGGATCTCGTTTCTCCTAACCCTTTAACGTTGAACATGGCAGCTCTTGGTGACAAGAATATCATGTTCACTTCAAAATTAATTATTTCAACTGCTAATCGTAGGCTAGCTCACCCTGATGTAAAACTTGGGGCTAATTTAGATGGCTTTCTCAGAAGACGCCACATTTTGGCTGAGGTGGTGTTGGCTCAAGGGAAGCCATATTTTCATGAATTTATTCTTTTGAAAGCGCGAACTGAGCAGAAAATTTATTTGGATCAAGCATTGCGAGAAGTTGCAAGCCCCATCCATTTAAGTCCTGCTGAATTTTATGCAGTTTGCGCTGAGCAATTTGTAAATTTTTTAAATCAACAAGGGAATGCTCTCATTGAACAGCAGGGAGTTTCCTATGTTAGATCTGACGATTTTTCTTTTCTCAAGGATTATTTGCAGTATAAGATGGGTCTTGATTTTCAACAATGTGAAATAGAGAGAATAGTTACTGATTATTCTCTCTCTATTAAAAATCAAACTATCTTTCCAGCTGAGCATGAACATATTTTCTCCAGATGGAGGGCTGAATTAGAAGCATTATCCTTGTCTGAACTAATTACCATGCTCGATAAGCATGTTACCGAAACTTTTGTATATACTCTAATTAAAGAGAATCACTCAAATGTGGTTATGTCTAACCTAACACCTTACGAGTGCTTAATTTATTCTTTTTGTAAAGATAAGTATAAGAAAGAAACTGATGCAACCTTCTCTTCTCTTCCTGAAGAGGAAGTTAAGCAGCCTTGGCTTGCAGAATTTCTTTCATTTACGGCAAGGCTATGTCTCAATGTGCCCAAATGGGTCACATTGGTCCTAGCCTTGTGTGCTTTTTGCCTTGTAGGTTATGTACTAATTAAATTTGCTATAGGTTTGTTTACAGGTGCTTGTACAATTTTTAGTGTTTTAGCTTTTTCCTCTTTGTCTGCTCAGGGTCCTGAGGATTCTCCTGGATTCGAAAACGCTAGGAAAACTGCTGGGGTTAAGGTGCATTTCGTTAAAACATCCTTCCAACCTTCTGACTGGAAGGGGATTAACGTTAAGCCCTCTGGATTTAATTGGGGGGACGTTGCTGATGACGATGATGCTATCCCTTTGTGGGGTCAAGGGCCTGATCAGAATCAAAACGTTCTCAATCTTTTGAAACACCAAGTTGTTTTAATAGCAGAGCATTCCAAGGTTGTATATAATGCTATAGCCCTTGGAAATAGAAATTTTTTGTTTACTAAACACGTTTGGGATCTCATGCCAACCTGTAATTATGGTTTATTCGGGTATGCGATTGCTAAAAATAAAATATACATTAATCCTAATGTTAGACCAGCCATTCAATTAAAAAATAGAGATTTGGTTGTTGTACAGTTGCCTGATTCTGTTCCTCCCTTCTCAGCCTTACCTAAGGATATTTTTCTAAGTAACTTAGCTGAAGCACCTAAGGTTGCTAACGCTGCTCTTGTTGTATCAGAGCCATTGTACGAGAAACGTTCAGTGGCTCAACTACAACAAAAGATTTACCCTTTTGAGAACCTACCCCAAATTCATAGTAGAGACACTTACTCTTGTGGGTCTTTGGGCTCAAAGCCTATGCCTGCCTGTTATTCTTATACTTTTGATACTTTTGCGGGCTTATGCACTTCACCTCTTATTTCTATGGATGGCGGCAGGTGCGTTTTACTAGGTTTACATGTAGCTGGAGATAAAAGTAAGATGGGGTATGCACAGATAGTTACCCTGGAAGACTTCTCCGATATTAACTTTTCTGAGAAGGTTGGACAAGGACCCGAGCAAATGTATATACCAACTGCTCGATCTGAATCCTTTGGATCAGTCTGTCTTCTTGGGAAATGGACTGGCCCTAAGCCTTATTTTTTAGAGAATAGTTCTTTAACTCCCTCTCTAATTCATGACTGTATAGATATAGACATGACAACGGAGCCTGCTATTCTTTCTAAGAAAGATCCCAGACTTCAATACACTAACAATAAAGATTTTGATCCTTTTCTCTCAGGTATGGGAAAGTATGCTGTTGAGGCTCACTCCTTTGATGAAGATGAAGAATTGTTTGAGGATGCTCTAGATCGAGTTTTCTCAGAGATACCTATGTTTACCTGTGAAGATTTATCTAATGATCAGGTATGCAATGGTATAGAGGACGATGATTATGCTGAAGGATTGGTTATGCAGACTGCTGAAGGTTACCCCTTCTGCACTATGCGGCCCCCAGGAGTCACAGGAAAGACGTGGCTTTTTGCGGGATCACCAGGTGATTGGCACATAGTCCCCAATTCTCTTCTTGCTAACGAACTTAATGTCAAAGAGTTGAACCTTAGCAAGAATATTTTTGAACCAGTGATAGGTATAGATTTTCCCAAGGATGAGAAAGTTGATTCTTCTAAAGTGTACATAAAACAAAAAACTCGACTTTTTACTATCCTACCTGTTGATTATAATATTTTAGTTAGGAAATATTTTCTTTCTTTTGTTTCACAACTTATGGCCCTCCATAATGAAGTTCCTACAAAGGTAGGTATTGATCCAATTTCTAATGAATGGTCTATTCTTTGTCATTCTCTTCACTCAAAAGGAACCAATTGGTTCAACGGAGATTATTCCAGATTTGATGGAATAACACCTCGTAATGTGCTTCAGGGCATTGTGAAGAGAATTTCGCGTAGATATGCTAACAAGAGTTCTTTTGCTATAACAGATCCTACACTTTCTATCAATGGTGATCTTGCTAGATCCCTTTTGATGGATATGTGTAGCACTCGATATGGGCTAACTAATGGGGACCTTTGGTATGTCACTTCTGGTATACCTTCAGGATTTCCCTTAACCGTTATAGTTAATTCTTTAGTTAATTCTTTCTTTGTGCACTTTGCTTATATGAAGCTTCATTCTTCTGAAGTGCACAAGGCTTTGTATCCTCTTTATTCTTTTAGAACCCTTGTATCATATGCTGTTTATGGGGATGATAATCTAATTTCTGTACATGACACAATTAAAGATACTTTTAATTTAGTTACTATATCTAACTTATTGTTGGAGCATGGTGTGACTCTTAAGAATGGAGCCGATAAAAATGAGGAAATTTTATCTCCATTCTATCCTATAGAGAAGGTGGATTTTCTCAAGAGACGATTCACCACTTTACAAGGACATATTGTTGCTCCACTTAACACTGTTAATATAACTGAGCGCTTGCACTGGGTTCGTAAGGGCCTAGGTGATGCTGATGCCACACTTGAGAACTGTAAATCAGCTCTCTTTGAAGCTTTATTTCATGGAGAGCTGTATTACAATGATCTTCGAGGCAAAATTGAAAAAGCTTGTAAAGTGAAGGGCCTTCCTTTGATAGTCCCAGATTACCAAGACGCTCTTTCTTTATTTTTAACTGGAGGCTCATATGCTAAGGCTATTCAGGCTATAGCGATGAATCTCCCTGATAGAATCTCTCTGTACAAATCTGAATTCTATAGTGTACAAATATATCCTCAAATTTTTTATGTGACCAATGAGAGAAATGTCACACTTCAGAAATTGCTGGAGACCACTACTCTCCGTAACATTTGTTATGTTTCTAGGAACTACGAGTCTAGGAGCAGTTCTAGGGGTCTTTTCACTCTTAAGGGTGAAGGTTGGACTCCAGCTGCTTTGAAAGCTCGTCTTAGTGTGTACAAAGCTATGGCCAAACCTGTTTACTTCGTAGATGAGGCTAATGATGGTTTGGCTATGTTTTATTGCTTAGATTATGCTTTTCGTGTTTGTGGTTTAACCCGGAGTCAAATTGCAAAAATTCTTAATGCAGTTTTTGGTGGTAACCCCGAAGTCTGCCAAAGAATTTTCCAATTTTTCTCTCAAGTCGAGCCAACCAATAAGTACATTCCTCCCAATCAAAGGAGGTAATTTGTTTGGTCTTTCTTCCTTCTTTTCTTTCTTTCTTTCTTTTGAACTAGTTTGTTCTCGTGATCCTTGGATCCGTTAAGGTTTCTTGCTGGTTCTTCCTTAAGATGAGAACATGAACCAGTCTAGTTCTTTTTGTTTGCTGTTTATTTTATTTCAGTGTGTTTGAAAAGAGTCGGATAGTCCAATCC